CCCAGCTACCAGGTTTGCACCGAGATCTCTCAATGCAAGTGCAACGTCTTCGCTGCTGAATGCGTAAGCGGCCATGTTCTATATTCCCGGAAAGATTGTGTCGAAGTCTGCTTCGTCAACAGTATTGAAACGAACGTAATCTGGCGAGGCATCTTGATCTGACAGGGGTATGCCGAGGTGGTCAACTAGCCCGAGTGCTCCGATGCCAGATTTCGACTTCTGGAAAGGTATTGCAACGCCTTCATTATCTGGGTCTTCATGGAACCGACCAATCATAGGAACAGCTTGTGCATGTCCCACAAACAAGAAGCCTGCCATGTTCTCGACCTCGTACTTGTCTATCAGGACAGTGTACGTCACTTTGTGCCACACTGCCTGCTCGACGCCATCATCACCGTCATCGACAGTCACAGACTGCTCAACAGAGTTCATCGCTGTGATCATCGCAGACTTCGCTGGAAAGCCTTTCCATTCTTCAGCGTTTGCTCGGAAGCAGCGGTCCAGCAGGTCACTGTCAGTAACTTCCTCTTCAAACTGAGTGATGTTCAACTGAAGCATTGCCTGCTTCCTTGTGATTGGAACACCAACCTCGTTCTTCAGTTCGATCGCAGGCATAGAAGCATTCGTTCTGGTGGCATTGTCCACAGGAAGGTATCGAGTGGACACAGGATTGCCATCGTTGTATGGGTCGTCGTCTGCCATGAATGCCTGTGCTGCTGGGAGGACGATGTCCCTGCCGATGACCGCTCTTGTGATCACTGGCGAGATGTCAGTGGGGACGGCTGGAGGTGCTTCAGGTGCAGGAGTGTCTGGGGTCTGGGACTCCTGAGACTTGCCAGACTGCTTTCCGCCTTCTGTCTTAAAGCTGCAATCGACAAAGAACACCGTTCCATTCTTTGTTGATCTTCGGACAGTCTTGCTGCTGCACACTGCGAGAGGGATGCCAACGCCAGTCGCTGCACTGTACCATGTATGGTAGTTCACAAGCGGGATTCCGGGAGCAAACGCAACGTGCAAGTCCGTGACATCCTCTGGCCCGAAGCTTGAGTTTGCAGGGTCTGTGACCTCAACCTTGTACTTCTGCGTCAGGCCGATCTGGCATGACTTCATGCCACCACTGTTATTGCTAGAGGCTTGATAGCCTGTGTCCCTCATTTGACATACGTTGTAAGTAAGAGCCATTGATTATAATCCTGTTACAATTCCAGTGATGTTTTCATTCATATCATTCAGTGCTGCAGTCTGGTCGATGAGGTTCTGCATTCCCTCAGCGTGCCTCTTGTCTGCAGCAGCCTCTTCTCTTTGCTCGCGATCGCGGTTGTCTCTCAGTGACTTCAGATAAACCCATTCTTCGACACTGTTCTGACGCATTGCACCCGGCAAGGAAGCTTCGACAAGCTTGTTGAGCCTTTCGTTCCTTGTTTCGTTGAGTGCAACCATCTGCTCTTGCAGTGAGTTGAATTTATCCACATAGCTTGCCTGCTGCTCTGCAAGCATCAGCCTTTTCTCGTCAGTCCTGAATTGGTGGCCAGCATTCGATCCGCCAACCTTGACGCCATCTGCCTCAGCCTTGGCAAGCCTCGCTGTAGCTTCGATGCGGTCAAGCATGCTGCTATCCCCACCAAGCTTCAGGATCTGTGCCTCGATAGATGCACGATGCTCAACAAGCTTCAGTCGCTTCTGCTCTCGCTCGAATGCTGCATTGGCCATCTTATTTTCGTGCTCAAGCGAAGCCTTTGAAACGGCATCCTGAGCCTTCAATCTTGCCAACCACTTATCAATTTCGGTCATGTCGACCTCAGCGTCAAGCAGCCCAAGCGATTCCATTGCCATGATCATTGGCCTCATGCCAGTCATTATCAAACCAAGCTCGTTGAAGATCTTACGCAGCTCATTGAAGTGGTAGATCAGTCCCTGCTTGCCAGCAAACAGGTCCATCTGCTTATCACCGACTGCAATGAGAAGGTTCAGGAACTCAGCCATGCCCTTTAGCGACACATCCATCCCAGTGTTCTCTGCGATCTTCGCTTGCAGTTGTGTCCAAGCTTCTGTTGCAGCCTCCATTTGGCCTGTGAATGTTTCAAGACCAGCCTCGTCAACATTACCAAACGCATTGGCAATGTTCTGGACAGCTTTGGCTACATCGTCGAAGCCAACTTCGCCACGCTTGATCATGTCACGCAGCTTCTGCTGATTGACATCGAGGTCTCTCGACAACTGTGCAAGGATAGGCACGCCTTGGTTTGCAAACTGACGAACCTCGACAGCCATAAGCTTGCCTTGGGCTTTCACGTCAGAGTAGGCTTTCGCGATGAGCTTCAGCTTTGCCGGGTCGCCGAACGCAAGTCTTCCGAACTGCTTGATCGCTGAGACGGTTTCCTTTGCGTTAAACCCAAGGGCACGCATCTGGATTGCAAGCTCCATCGTCTGATCCACAGAGAACGCAGTTTTCTTTGCGTACTCAACCATTTCCTCGCGGAGTTCCCTTGCTACCTCTTTGTTCCCGCCATAAAGAGCTGTGAGTGTGATGAGAGACTTCTTCTTCTTGTCTGCCTCTTTGACGAAGCCGATGACTGCACCAGAGACAAGTTTGATTCCCCTGACGACTGCCGCAATCGCGATGCCAGCTTTAAGTGCACCAATTGTGATCGCACTGAATATTCCCCAACCACGAGAGAGCTTTCCGCCGCTGCCGAACATGGAGTTTCTGGCTTGAACGGCCTGAAGCTCCTTCTCCTGGGCAGTCATCCTCTTGGTTGTTTCTTCCTGATTCTTTCGTCTCCGCTTGTTCCACTTGCGTTGGACAACATGTCTGTTTTTCAGGTAGGCTTTGTACTTTCGGTCAAGCCTCTGGTGTTCCTTCTCTTCCTCTGCGACCATCTTGTTGGCTTGGTCATGAGCAAGGTCAACCTCTTTGCGAAGAGCTGCAGCCTTGATTGCCTTGCGTTCCTTCTCTTCGTTGCGAAGCATGGCAGTGTGTGCCCTCTGCTCCTGCTTGTATGTTCGGTTGGCCATTCGAGTCAGCTCGATGCCTTCCTTAACGCTCAACTTCCTGGCCATGACCTGCTTGCGAATCAGGTCTTTCTCGTCTTGGAATCGCTGCTTGTAATCCTTGTTGTCAGCGATCCTCTTGTTCTCTTTCGCGATGATGCCAGCAAGCTCTTTCTGCTCGCCCTTTACCTTCGACGCACCACGAACAAACTTGGCTGGATCGAGAACGATCTCGTAATAAAGTGAACCAACTCTCGATTTGCCAGCCATTATTGTCCCGTTATCCCTTGGAGGTAGTCGCCAGCTTCTTCTGGTGACATTTCTTGATTGCCGTTCGTAGACTCCTGCATCTCTCTTTCGAGATCAGACTTGTGGTAATAGAATGCGATCCACCAGTCGATGACTATCGGACGAACATTGTTCATCCAGTGGATCGGGTCGTCTATTCCCAGCTCAGAGCAGATAGTGAAGACATGATGGAGTCTGATGTTACCAGAGATCTCTGCCTTCAGTTTCTCTATTTGCCCTTCCGCTTTCCCTCGCGTGCCTCAGCCCAGTCCTCAATCGCACTGTTGAGAAGGTCAAGCTTCATTGCATCGAGTGCCATGATGTCATTGACATCACGCTCAGTGAACAATGCAACCCCATCCTCTGAGCAGAGATGATCGACAATGGTGAGGCATCGTGCTCGCTGCATTGCATCGGTCTTCATTTTGCCTTTCTTGGAGTCAAAGATCTGTGCCATGCGGCGTGACCGCTGCAGCTCGCTTACGCTCTTGACGTAAACCTTCTCGCCGAAGAACTCACCGAGAAGGTCTGGCTTGTCGAGTGCTGCTTTCTTAAGTAAGGTCGCTTTCGTTAAACTCATCGTAACTTTCTTTCGTTGGTGGGTGGAGTAAGTCCTCTGGAATATCTGGGCAGTTAATCAGCTCTGTTTCTCTTTTAAGTTGCTCAGAAACAAACACTGTAATTCGATCTGCACGAATGGGGTCGACTGGAACCAGGAAGATAATCTTGTCCCCTGGTTTCCAGCCTATGATCCCGACTCTTTCCATCTTGTCTGGGTGCCCATCGAAGATCAGGTACTGTTGAAAGCACACTTCTTTCTTGGTCGCTACGTTGATCCCTTTGTGGGGTCTCAGTTCAGTTGACATTATGGCACCTCATGTGATGGTTGTTGATTAGGAAGCAGTACCAGCAGTGAACGCTGGCCCCGTTTGGCCATCAAACGTGAAAGTGAAAGACTGCTCAAGCAATCCGCCAATCTCGATGCTGGGAAGTGTGCACTCACTGAGGAAGCCAGTTCCTGTGAGGATTCCACTGGTAGCTCCTGCACTTGGCAAAGTGATCGTCAGCGTGTCTGGCTCACCGTCGACAGCGAAAGGCTCGTCAGTTGGCTCAAACACAGCAGTGACCTGAACAGTCCCAGCGTCAACAAGATCAGCAGCAATCTTCTTCATAAATCCGGTATCGCTCAAGCAGCTTGCGTCGATGCTATCCATTGACCATGTGGGCAACGTGATAGAACGAACGCATGCGACAGAGCCACCAGTGGTTAAGGCAACGGTAGTGCCTTGTCCGGTAAATCCAGCCATTTTGTTTCTCTTTATTGGTTTCGTCGATAGTGAACTTGGTAATCTTGAGTGCCCACAAAGGCCCTCTCATCTGACCCGTCTTTCGGGTTAAGCACTTCCCATTGTATCCCACCATCGACCGTGATGCCTTGGATTGGGTTATTTGGATCGGTGGAAGTAAGACCGTCCAGCACGTCTTCAATTGCCTCGATACCCACTTCTGTCTGGGCACGGGTATCAGCTACAACATCAATCGTGATTCTCGCTGAGTACGCACGCACGGAGCAGTTGTTGATCGTGCCGTGTGCCTGTGTGCTCGTGATCGTTAAGATGACAAAAGGATTGTCAACACCTTGGGGTGGGTAGTCTGCATAGATCTGATTTCCGACCGCAGCCTGAACTGCAGAATCGGCTTTCAGGCTCGCGATCATTTGTGGTCCGATTCTCATCCAAACTTTCCCCACTTGAGTAGCATCTGCTTCAGCAGAGTGTTTTGTTTCGTGTATGCAATCGCAGCCGCAGGATGCAAGAATGGCCTTGCTCTCAGCTTCGGTGCCGCCTTTCCCCAAGCCTTATGGGTTCCACCGTACTCCAGCATGTGAGCGTAGTTGTATCCAAACCGCGACTCATCTTGATTGTCTGTACCGTATCGTGGACCAGTCGCACTGTACCAACCCTTGCCATACCTGTTCTGAGTGTTGGTAATGATTCCTCTGTTTCCGCCACCGGACTTCGTGTCACCACCGTTGTACGCCATCGTCTTCTTGTTTGCACCACGCTGGTCGAGCACTTCACCCCACCAACCGCCTTTGAGGTAATTGACGCCATCCTTCGTGACCGATGGGCTTCTCCACTTACCACGGGTCCTCAGGTCGTATTGTGATCGACCGACCCGTGACGCAGAACTGCCAGCTTTCAGTAGCCTGACTGTCTCGTCCCTGAGAATCTTCGACATCCTCTTGCTTGCCTGGAGTAGCTGGCTGCCTGTCAGGTTGTCTGTCAAGCGGTCCATGTCGACGCCGAAGGTGGTCACGCTTATAGGATTGACGGCAGACCGTTTCTGGCCACCCCTCATGTTCCTGGTCGCTGCTGCGTGTATTGCCTTGGCTACGCTCACGTTGTCGCTTTCAGTTCGATTCGGATTGTCCTGTTGTCGCCTGCCACGTCTCTGACCGCAACGATGCCGTACACAACACCATCAATGGTCATTCTGCACTGAGAGCCTACGATACCCTTGACGGCGGGAGCGTCACCGATTGCCACCTTCGTTGTGCTTTCCTTTGTCTGCACACCGTCAATGATCTCACCGCCGCCAAGGTCAACCAGCTCGCACCACCATCCATTGATCACGGTGGTCCATGATCCCGTGGAGTACGATCGCTGGCCGTATTCGTCCAGAGTTGTCGGAGGCGATTCGATCAATGCCTTGTAGTTGCGATGACCGACCCTCTTGCGATTGAATCCTGTAAGCTTTGCCATTATGGGTACGAACTCCTGATCAGCTTTCGCACGATCATTTCGTAGCTCTTTCCGTTGTCGGTGTTGGCTTGATTCTCTTGAGCTGGGTCAAAGTATGCTCGCCCAGTCTCAAGCAGGATAGCCTGCTTCATAAGTCTCGGGACGCAACCTGAATCGTTCACGCCACAGGTGAAGGTGATCTCAACTCTGTCGCCAAGGACAGAGTAAACCTCTGGCCACGCACTGTCAGTGCTGTCATTGAAGATGCAGCCACGGGCCTGAGAGTAGGTCCACGAGTCCAAGGTCTGCTGATTGCCATCTGTGTCGGTATACCTGACAGTG